AGTACCCAGAGCCTGAAAGTCAAGGTTGGTGAGGATCGTGCTAATCCTAGTTCTGTGTCACAGGTAAAAGAGTGGCTATTCATGCTAGGGTGGGAACCACGTACATTCAAGTTTATGAGGGAAGCAGATGGCTCCACAAGGAAACTGGAACAAATACGTAAGGACGGAGAACTCTGTCCCTCAGTACGTGAGTTGGTTGAACGAGAACCCGCTATTGGTTTGCTTGATGGCCTCACTGTGCTTTCTCACCGTATTGGGGTTATCAAGGGCTTACTTGACTCAGAGAACGATGGATACGTGCAAGCAAGTATTGCAGGGATCACTAACACCTTCCGCTTTCGTCACGCCCGACCATGTGTCAACTTGCCAAGTGTTGATCGACAGTACGGTAAAGAGATAAGGGAGTGCCTGATAGCACCAGAAGGTTACAATCTCTGTGGTGCCGATATGACATCACTAGAGGACACAACAAAGCGTCACTACATGAAACCACTAGACCCTGATTATGTCGAGGAAATGTCTAAGGATGGGTTTGACCCACACCTTGACCTTGCCAAACACGCAGGTGTCGTCACACAGGGTGACATCGACAAACACAACTCAGGGGAACGTAGCCTCAAGGCACTGCGTAAGAACTACAAGGTGGTGAACTACAGTGCGACTTATGGTGTAGGTAAGCAAACCCTAGCCAGAAACACAGGTATGTCTGAGAGCGAAGCACAGACGCTCCTAGACGCATTCTGGTCACGTAACTGGTCTGTGGAGAAAGTGAGTAAAGATGCAACCGTTAGACATTTACTTGGTTCTGATTGGCTTTACAATCCTGTGTCTGGCTTCTGGCATTCACTAAGGTCTGACAAGGATCGGTTTAGTACCCTCAACCAGTCTACAGGTGTCTACTGTTTTGACATGTGGGTCAAGGGTATCAGAGATATGGGACTAGAAGCTATCGGTCAGTTCCATGACGAGGTTATCGTCTTAACCAAAGAAGGAGATGAAGACAAAACAGAGAATATCATGAACATGAGCATCAACAACCTAAACGATGACCTGCGACTAAATGTACCTCTTGGGATAGATGCCCAGTTCGGTAAGACATATGCAGACATCCATTAGGAAAAAAAGTTCTGCTTCTGGTTACCAAAGCCAGAAAAAAGTTACTATATATATTTACCAGTGTTAGAAAAGGAACTCGACAACATGGCACGTTATACACTAGATATGGTACTAGAGTACGCAAAAGTATTCCCTGAGAACGCAGATATGGGGAACATGGATGGCCCACAGTGGCAGCAACAGATTGCAATGAAGGGTGGTCAGTATGTCGTTAATGCATACTTCACTAACCAAGAGCAAATCAACAAACTGATGATGGATGGTTTTAAGGCCACAGTCATGGGTAACGCCCGTATCCAAGAGGGTAACGCTGACTTCGGTATCGGTAAGTACATGAAGATCAAGCGTGGGGTTGCCGACGACATTCGGGATTGGATTGATCCCGTCACCAAAGAGAACGTCAACCTAGGTGGCCCTGTTAAGGTTGTTGACCTACGTCAAGGGAAAGAGGAAGTCCGTAAGTGGTCATTCTCTGAGGATGGTGAACTAGGCAATGGTACACGAGCCAAGGTGCAGTTTGAAACCTATGCTGATGGCAATGGTATCCGACTAAATGGTATCGCTGTTACTGAGTTGATTGTACGTACAAGCGAACCGTCAGAAGACGACATGATCTTTCAGGTGGCATAATGAAAGTAGAGATTTACTTTACGATGGACAAAGAGGAAGACGGTATTGAGGGTACCGTCAACCTCACCCGTGAAAATGTAGACAGCCTACAGGACTTGTTGTACCTCTATCAGGATGCAGCTATTGCCTCTGGCTACACCTACGTAGAATCCATTGGCGCACACAAGGACAGTGGTGATGCAGTCTGGTCAGGCTTCTGATGGACTATGGCAAGGCTTTAATCGACGGTGATGTATTCGCCTATCGTGCGGCCTTTGCCACCGAAGGAGAGCCTGAAAGGGAAGCCCGTGTCAAGATTGATGAAGTACTGCAAATGAGTATAGAAAGTGTCTGTGGTTGGCCTTGGCAACAAGACGACTACGAGATATACATAACTTGCAGTGGACATCAGTTTAGACACGACATTGCCAAGTCACATGTTTACAAAGGTAATAGGTCCAAACGAGAAAAGCCTAAGAACCTTTCGTTCATTCGTGACTATATGGTATCTGATTGGCAAGCGGTTGTCAGTGTGGAACAAGAGGCAGATGACTGTCTAGCGATACGTGCTACAGAACTCGACCATGACTGTACTATCGTATCAGTGGATAAGGATATGCTACAGGTTCCATGCTGGCACTACAACCCAACCAAGGGTACGATGAAGAGGGTAACCCCCGACGAGGGAATTAAGTTCTTCTATACCCAGATACTGACAGGTGACAGTGCTGACAACATTCACGGTATCCCACAGGTTGGACCTAAACGTGCTGAGAAAATACTCAAGGGTTTAGAGACAGAAGAAGATTTGTGGGACGCAGTGTTACAGGCTTATGACGGTGACATAGACCGTGTAGTGGAAAATGCTAGATTGCTCTGGCTACGACGATACGAAGGGGAATTATGGCAACCACCAGACAAGCGATAAAGCATGGCTATCGCTCTGGTTTAGAGGAGAGGGTATCGAAGGAATTAGAGGAAGCTGGTGTTAAGTATGAGTATGAGACACAAAAGATCAAGTATCGTGTCGAAGAGGACCGTACCTATACACCAGACTTCATCTTGCCTAACGGTATCATAGTTGAGACAAAGGGCCGTTTCACGACAGCAGATAGAAAAAAGCATTTGCTAATTCAGAAGCAGCACCCTAAACTCGACATAAGATTTGTGTTTCAGAACTCTAGAGCAAAGCTGTACAAGGGTGCCAAAAGCACTTATGCACAGTGGTGTGATAAGCATGGGTTTATGTACGCAGATAAGTCAATACCAGAGGAATGGACATGAGTCTATCAGAGTACATAGAAGTATATGATATGTTGGAACAAGAGGACGACATTGAAAAGCTGAGAAGTCAAGCTAAGTATTTACTAGTTGGTCGTGCTATGAACGACAATAACCTGTCTGAGGATGAAGCTATAGCCTTGGCAGAGTATACAACAATGGATATAGGCGTAGCAGAGGAGTTGACAGTACATTGATCAGTAAAGAAGATATGGTAGCGTTTGAGTACTTTAGTCAGACAGAGATGGAGATGAACGTATATCAAGCAGCAGCATCAGAAACAGCTATCTATAAGCATGAACATCAGGTTATCTACCCTGCACTAGGACTAGCAGCAGAGGCTGGTGAGGTAGCCAATAAGGTCAAGAAAATCCTACGGGATGGTAAGTTTGACCGTGAGGCTATTGCAGATGAAGTAGGCGACTGCCTATGGTACATTGCTGCACTGTGTCGTGACCTAAATGTAAGTATGTCAGACCTTGCTGCAAGCAACTTAAAGAAATTACAGGATCGTAAGCAACGTGGGGTCCTCAGTGGAAATGGAGACAAAAGGTGAGTAAGAAGAAAACAGGTATGACTTGGTTCTGGCGTTGGTTAAACTACCTAGCAACATGGCGAGAACACCGTAACACTATCAAACAGCTTAATGCGTTAAGCGACAAAGAACTAAACGACATCGGAATTAGTCGTGCAGACATTGACCGTCTGGTATGGCTAGGTGAAGACAAAACAATGCGTGGACGAGGAAAAGAACAAGAATGAACAATATGCTCCCTACCCCCTATCAAAACTTTATTGCACTATCACGTTATGCCCGTTGGACTGGCGAAAAGCGTGAGACTTGGTCAGAGACAGTTGACCGATACATTGACAATATCGTTAAGCCGCTAACAGGTGAAGACAGTTATATCAAAGATATACGTGATGCAATTATGTCACTAGAGGTTATGCCCTCTATGCGATCTATGATGACCGCTGGACCAGCAGCAGCCCGTGACAATACCTGTATGTATAATTGCTCTTACGTAGCCGTAGACAAGCCTAAACGTTTTGACGAGGCTATGTTTATCCTGTTGTGTGGCACGGGGGTAGGGTTCAGTGTTGAACGTCAGTACGTTCAGAAGCTACCAGAAGTACCAGAACGTCTATTCAAGTCTGAGACAACAATCGTAGTTAAGGACAGTAAAGAAGGTTGGGCTAAAGCATACCGTCAGTTGTTAGCATTGTTGTGGTCAGGTGAAATTCCACAGTGGGATGTATCCAAAGTACGTCCAGCAGGTGCCAGACTAAAGACATTCGGTGGTCGTGCATCAGGCCCAGCACCCTTAGTAGACTTGTTCAACTTCACTGTCGATAAGTTCTTGAATGCTACAGGACGTAAGTTGTCGTCTATTGAGTGTCACGACATCATGTGTAAGATCGGTGAGATCGTTGTAGTAGGTGGTGTACGCCGTAGTGCTATGATCAGCTTGTCTAACCTGTCAGACGACAAGATGCGTTATGCTAAGTCTGGTCAGTGGTATCTGGACTACGGTCACCGTGCTTTGGCTAACAACTCTGTCGCTTACACTGATAAGCCAGATGCAGAGACATTCATGCGTGAGTGGACAGCATTGATCGAAAGTAAATCAGGTGAACGAGGTATCTTTAATCGTCAGGCATCACAGAAGCAAGCTGCAAAGAATGGTCGTCGTAATCCAGAGAGTGACTTCGGGACAAATCCTTGCAGTGAGATAATTTTGAAAAATGCGCAGTTCTGTAACCTTACTGAGTGCGTAGTACGTGCTACTGACAATATCGAAGACATAGAACGAAAAGTAAAATATGCGACTATCTTAGGTACGATCCAATCTACCTATACAAAGTTTCCGTACCTATCCAAGGATTGGACAGATAATACGGAAGAAGAGCGTCTGCTAGGTGTAAGTCTAACAGGCATCATGG